GGGTGCTGCCCGTCCCCCGCATGGCAGGTCGTGTAGGCCATGCAAGACCTCTACGCCGAGCGCATGCAGCTCTTCGACAGGCTCATGGACGAGCTTCAGGCGCTGCGCAACAGCGGAAGCCAGTACGCCGAGAACGAGGCCGAGTACCGCAAGGCGCTGCGCGTCGCGATCCTTGAGGAGAGATCCAAGGGAACGCCTGTGACAGTGATAAGCGACCTCTGCCGAGGCCGGGAGGACATAGCCGAGCTGAAGCAGCGCAGGGACTGCTCCGAAGCGCTCTACAAGGCGAGCCAAGAGGCGATAAACGTGTACAAGCTCAAGATCCGAACCGTCGACGAGGACATAAAGCGCACCTGGTCCAACGGGACGGGCGAAGGGAGTTACTAAATGTCGATCAACAGAGTGAACATCAGCGGCAACTTGACCCGCGACCCCGAGCTGCGGGCTACCCAGGGCGGCATGCAGGTTCTGGGCTTCGGCGTGGCCGTCAACGACCGCCGCCGCAACCAGCAAACCGGCGAGTGGGAGGACTACCCGAACTTCGTGGACTGCACGATGTTCGGCAACCGCGCCGAGAGCATGGGCCGCATCCTGCACAAGGGCATGAAGGTGGCCATCGAGGGCAAGCTGCGCTATTCGAGCTGGGACAAGGACGGCCAGCGCCGATCCAAGCTTGAGGTGATCGTGGACGAGATCGAGCTCATGAGCCAGAAGCAGGGCCAGCAAGCGCCGCAGGGATACCAGCAGCAGTACGCGCCGCAGCCCGCCCCGCAGGCGGCGCCCCAGCAGTGGAACGCGCAGCAGGCCTACCAGCAAGCCCCGGCGGCACCGCAGGGATACCAGCAGCAGTACGCGCCGCAGCCCGCCCCGCAGGCGGCGCCGCAGCAAGCGCCCATGCCGCCCGCCCAGGAAAGCCTGTACGACGGCGACATCCCGTTTTAGGGGCGATGGCGGCATGCAGGTACTGGACTCGCTCATAGACGGGCCGCTTAGGCTGCGCAACCGCAGGGAGGGTGACGAGCTTATCGGCATGATCGTCCGGTACCTGCGAACTGGCGAGCAGCCCGAGCCTCGGACGGACGCCCAAGAGGCCGTGCTGTTCGCCGTGCAGCCAGTCATGGAGACCTCGCGCAAGCGCATCGTGGCGGGAGGATCGGGCGGCAAAGCGGCAAGCAAACCCGAGAGCAAACGGGCAAGCGAAACGGGAAGCAAACCGCCAAGCAAAAGCGGAAGCAAAACGCAGAGCAAAGCGGCAAGCAACGATGCAAGCAAACCCGAGAGCAAACGGGCAAGCGAAGAGGAAGAGGAAGAGGAGTCAGGAAAAGGGATTAAGGAAAGAGGGAAAGCGGCGCGTTTCCGCGCCCCCTCTCCCGCCGAGGTCGCCGAATACGCCCAGCAGTTCGCTGCGGACAAGGGCCTCGACCTCACCGCCCTCGACTTCGACCCCGAGCGCTTCGTCGACTTCTACGCCCAAAAGGGCTGGATGATCGGGCGATCGCACATGAAGGACTGGAAGGCCACGGTGCGCAACTGGGTGCGCACCTCGAAGCCAAAAAACGGCATGGCAAAGGAGGTGCCAGACGATGGATTTTCGGCCTACGACTGAGTGCCCGCACTGCGGCGCGACCCTCAAGGCCCGCACCACGCGGCTCGCTGGGCGGACGCTGTTCTGCGGCTACGAGCAGTGCGGCTGCGCAGGCGCCGAGGCCGAGCGCGAGAAGGAGCGCCAGGTCGAGGCCGAGGCGGCTCGCAAGGCTGCGCTCGACAGAGCCATGCACGACTGGAAGCGGGCGGGCGTGCCCGAACGCTACGTGAGCCTCGACCACCCGTTGGCGGCCGAGATCGCCGAGTGCATGAAGCGCGGCCAGTGGGTGTATCTCTGGGGAGACGTCGGAACTCACAAGACCACCTGCGCCGCGGCCGTGGCAAAGCGCCTGGCCGGAGGCAAGCGGTCGGTGCTCATGGCCCCGATGTACCGCATCCTCGACGAGATCCAGCGCAGCTTCCACGACGGCGGCGACCCGCTCAAGCGCTACGCCGAGGTGCGCTACCTGATCGTGGACGACCTGGGCAAGCGCAGGCCGACGGGTTTCGTTTTGGACAGCCTGTTCAGCCTGATCGACCAGCGCTACTCGGCGATGCTTCCCACGCTGGTGACCACGCAGTACAAGCCAAGCGACCTCGTGCGCAGGCTTGCCGAGCAGGGAGACCCCGACACCGCGAAGGCAATAGTGTCGCGGCTGAGGGGCGGCGCGAGGGTCGAGCACTTCGATGGCCCGGACGGGAGGCTGCAATGATCCTCGATGCGGGGGTGCTTCGCGGCTACCCCAAGGAGCGAGCCGAGCTTTACGGCAAGCCTCACCTGGGGGCGCACTACACCCACGGAAAGGCCTACGAGGCGCTTTCGCCCCAATGCTGTGTCTGCGGCAGACACGCCGGAAGCGTGCACCACGTGGCGCACCGGTCTTGGGGCGAGACGTTCCGCCTGGTCACGCCGTGCGGCGCCTGGGACTTGCGAAGCCCGCTGTTCTGCCTCTGCGGCAGCGGCACCACCGGGTGCCACGACAAGTTCCACGGCGGGGCGCGGCTCAAGGCCGAGTGGCGCTGGCGACATCCGGTCTACGAGGAGGCCTGGTGGACTGGCCAGCTGTTGCAGGTCTACGAGCCGCACGACCCCGGGCTTTACGAATACGGATATTGGCTGATCACAGACCGTGACGGCAACGAGATGATACGAGAAGGGATATGACCCATGGAGATCAAGACATGCGAGCAGTACGTGCTCGATCAGCTGGAGCAGGCGCGGGCGGAGCGCTATTGGCTGCGTGGCAAGCTTGAGCAGGCGCAGGACGAGGCAGAGGAGCTGCGCGGCAAGCTCATGGAGCGCGGCGAGCGCGATGCCTCGAAGGTCGAGCAGGCCATCCGCAAGGAGGGCCGCCGTAAGCTCTACCGCGACGGCACCGGCTACCGCACGAGCGTGGACGACGGCGACAAGCTTATTCCGTTCTCTGACTGGTGCATCGAGCACGTCGGCTACTCAAGCCTGCGCTGCGGCATGACCAAGAGCGAGTTCATCGCCTACTTCGAGCCTGAGTTCCGAGAGGAGTACGACGAGCTGGTCAACGAGTGGAAGGCGGGCCAGGAATGATACGCATTTACGAGCGCTCGCTTTGCCAGAGCTACGCGAGCGCCTACCGCCAGGGCATCCTGCTCGCCAAGACCGACGACGAGGCCGAGGCGCTTTCGATCGTCGAGTCGCTGACCGACGACAGCTACCAGTGCTTCGCGCTGCTGGAAGACGGGACCGTGCTCGACCTTCGGGGCCGGTTCCCCAGGTGTGTGGAGATGGGCGGTGGGGAGGAACGCGATGGCTACCGAGATTGAGCCGCTGATCATGCCGTTCAACCCGCTTTGGGTCACCACCAGCAAGCGCGAGTATCGAGAGGCTGTGCGCAGGATGGGCGAAGAGCCAGGAGACACCAAGGGCAAGGACGGCCTCACCAGCTGCATTCCGGGCAAGGGATGCGTGGTGTGGATCAGCCGCAAGGTGAAGGCCCCGGACCTGTACGCGCTCGCCGCCCACGAGGCGACGCATGCGGCGTGTGACATGCTTGCCAGCATCGGGGAGGACACGCCCGCCGCCGAGGAGCTGGCCTACATGGTGCAGACCATCACGGCGGGGATCATCATCGCCTGCGGAGGTTCCGATGGCGACGATTAAGCATCCCGACACGTTCAAGTGCGACGTGTGCGGAAGAGAGATCGAACGAGCCAATTCCATCACCCTCCCCGTGAGGTGGACGACCGAGCAGAACGAAGGAAGGCCGTGCACTCCCTACGTTAAAGAAGAGACGATTGACCTCTGCGACGAGTGCTTCGAGAGGGCCGTCGTCATCGAGGCGGCGGGATGCATGGGACGGAACAGCTACCGATTAGCAAGCGAAGAGGAACGAGGCACCTACGATGAAGCTCAAAAACCCGATCAGGGAGATTAGGAAGGCCAAGACACCGCCGTGCACCCAATACGTGCACTCGCGCTTCAATGCCTTCAACGGCGTGACCATCTTGTGCGACAGCGGGGCATACCTCGACCACGTGGAGCGCACGTGCTGCGAGCGCTACGACAATTTCGTTGCAATAGACGTGCGCGGAACCAGGTGGTGTCGATTCGAGCAGAAACCGCCGAAGGCCGAGGACGGTGACGAGTCATGAAGGCTATCGAGGCGCCGAAAAGTATCGAGCCGTGGCGCATCATCTGCGCGGCTCAAAGCGAGCCTGATTACAGCGAAGAGCGCTACATGTTGATCTACGCCGGCGATGGAAGCGACGACTATTACGACAAAGGCTACATCTTGCTGGAGGGCTGGCACTGCTCCTGCTACGACTGGCCCGAGGTTGATTGGGACGCCACCTATTACGAGGAAGACGAGCTGCTGAAGATTGCCGACATGCGCAAGCGCAACCCGTCGGACAGCGCCGAGCGCCGCTTCTTCATGCTCGTCGAGCAAGCATTGGGGGCGCACCAATGAAGTACGTCTCGCTTTTCAGCGGCATAGAGGCCGCGACCGTGGCGTGGGAGCCGCTGGGCTGGGAGCCTGTGTGCTTCGCCGAGTTCGACGAGTTCCCCAGCGCCGTTTTGGCCGAGCGGTACCCCGAGGTGCCGAATATCGGCGACGTTACCAAGATGAACTGGAAGAAGTACCGCAACAAGGTGGATCTGGTGGTGGGCGGAAGCCCATGCCAATCCTTCTCGATCGCGGGCAAACGGGAGGGGTTGCAAGGTGAGTCAGGACTCATGTTCGAGTACATTCGGGCGGTACGTGAGATACGTCCTCGATGGTTTCTTTGGGAAAACGTCCCGGGAGCGCTCTCAAGCGAGAATGGGGAGGCTTTCCGACAGCTGCTGTCCGAAATGGACAAGCTCGGGTACGGCCTGGCGTGGCGCATACTCGATGCGCAGTTCTTCGGAGTGGCCCAAAGACGCCGCCGTCTCTTTCTTGTCGGACATCTTGGAGCCTGCCCCCCCCATCGGCGTACTCATTGAGCCGGAGAGCATGCGAGGGGATCTTGAATCGAGCGCGGAAAAGAGGGCGAGCCTTGCCGAAGAGGCTGGAAGAAGCCCTCGTAGCGCAGGCTTCAAGTACCACCAGGGAGCAGGCGCGGGAGGAGTAGGCGCGGAACCGGAGCAGTCCCCCACGCTCACCGCCGATTGGCACAACCCGGCCGTGTACCCCATCGACGAGCCGATAACGATGGCCGACCTCAACGCCAACACGGCGATCGGATACGACATGGTGGGCACGCTCAAGGTTGGCGGCGACGCGCCGTCGGTGTGCCTGTGAGCGCCTGCACGCTGCTCGTCCGTTGCGGATGCGCGGGCGGCGGCAAGGGCGCGCTGGTGAGCGACGAGGTATCGCTCACCCTATCGACGAGCAACACTCAGACGCTTTTCAGCGAGGAAGGAGGCGACATGGTTGTGCGAAGGCTCACGCCGCGCGAGTGCGAGCGGCTGCAAGGCTTTCCCAGCGATTGGACGAAGATTCCCTATCGCGGCAAGCCGGCCGACGAGTGCCCGGACGGGCCACGCTACAAGGCGATCGGCAACAGCATGGCTGTGCCAGTCATGAGGTTCATCGGCGAGAGGATCGCCATGGCCGAGGCGGGTGAGATCGCATGAGCTGCGACCCGTATAAATGGACGTGCGCGAGGTGCGGCAAAACGCACTGCAACCCGTTTTTCACGTGCTACCCGCGCGAATTTTGGAAGGACAACAAGAAGTGTATCGGCGAGATCTGCGAAAAGTGCCGCGACGAAATCGACTATAGCAACGTGCGAGAGGAGCAGAAATGAAGAAGGCGATGATCGTCCAGCCCATGAACGGGCTTGGCGAGGAGCAGATACTTGAGGCCCGCGCGAAGGCGGTCGCAGAGCTTGAGCGGCGCGGATACGAGGTCGTGGACACGTACTTCAAGGACGGCCTCGCGGTGCCGCACAAGGTCGTGAACGAGCCGCTGTACTACCTAAGCCAGAGCCTCGCGAAGATGGCCTGCTGCGACGCCGTGTTCCTCTGCGAGGGATGGGAGAACGCCAGGGGTTGCAGGGTTGAGCGCGCCGCAGCCGTGGCATACGACCTTGAGATCATCGGCCACGACATCCCGTGCACGGGCGGTGCCCGATGAGCATGGTCGTCTACGAACCACCCAGCGGGTGGAACCTTCCGCCCGGCTGCTTCGATGGAGACCCGAACGCGCCGTGGAACCAGGAGGAGCCGGAGCCATGCTGCGAGTGCAGGTGGTTCAAGCCAACCGACGGCGACGACGGCGTGTGCGGCCTTGAGCTTGAGGCGGCTATAGCCAACGAGGAGCTTGCGGGCAAGAGCATGGCCGACGCGGCCAACAAGGCCGTCGACTGGGCGCTCGACCATCTGAAGGACGGAGATGAGATCGCTTGCGAGCACTTCAAGCCCTAGCCGCCTTGGCCGTGGCGCTGCTGCTGGCGGTGCTGGCCCTTGAATTCTATGTGATCCGCATGCTGGCGGCGGGGCTGGTGGTTCTGGCCCTGCTCGCCTGCGGGTAGGAGGTGGACGATTGACCAACTGGGAGCGGTACTTCGGTTCGCCTGAGGCCGCGATGCGCATGGAGGTGCGCATGATGACGTGGCCGCTGCTCATAGTCGTGGACGAGGTCGACCCGCACACGAGGTGCGCGAAGCACTCGCGCCGCGTCGGCGAGTTCGCGTCCTTCGAGGAGTACGCGGCGTGGCTGCATGCCGAATACGACGACGGAACGATAAGGTGGGAGGACGAATGAGCCGCCCGGGATGCAACCGGGGATGTCTGCTCGTGATAGCGGCATCCCTGCTTATTGACGGACTTACGCTGTGGGCGGCGGTATCGCTGGCCCGCATGATCATTGGAGGATAGATGTTTGACGATACCTACCAGAACACGGTTGAGCTTGGCAGCGTGGCCGTGTTCGACAACGTGGAATGTAGCAAGGCCCAGGCCATGAAGGTCTTGGAAGAGGCTGCGGAGGTCTTCGGCGCTTGGCAGAAGCGCGAGAAGGTCTGCGGTGTCGATGCCGACGATCTTATCGGCGAGCTGTGCGACGTGATCCAGGAATGCTGCAACATGGCCGCTGCGGTCGGGTGCGACGACCTGCGCCTTGCCCTGTGGGACTGCGAGGATCGCAACCGCAAGCGTGGGCGCATAACCGGCATGGTCGATCGGGTGAACCAGCGCACGCGCGAGAAGTGCAAGCGCTTCGTTTTCGTTCCCATCGAGGTGCGGCAGAAGATCAGCGACTCGTGGGAGGCGATTGAGCACGATAGCATGATGCCGCCGATCGAGTACTGCGATCAGGTGATTGGGCAGGACATGACAAACGTTCATCATGCCGCCGCTGAGCGCATGAAGTGCGAGCACCTTATGAAAAGGTGCAAGGCCATGGGAGGTGCCGAATAATGACGCGTGCCCAGAAGCTCATTGCCTGGATCGTGCTAGTAGGCTCTATATGTGCCTGCCTGCTGCTGTTCGTCGGCCTCGTGTCGCTGCTGCTTAGGTGGATCATGTCTATATGGGGGCTTTGCTAGCCACAACAAAAGGCCTCGGGGCTTCAATCCCCGGGGCCGTTCTGCTATCGCCTGCATGTGATCCTCTCGGCTATGGGCCTCTCTGCCTCTATGGCCTTCTCTAGATCCTCTCGGGCCTCCTTCAAAATCTTCAGGATCTCGGCCCACTGTTTCGGCTCTCGTGCTTCCATCGCTAGCCCTCCTCGTTGATTCTCACAGTCCCCGGCACGACCTCGCACCAACCTGTGCAGTCGTTCCGCCTACGCCATGCGGTTATGGCGTCCTCCTCATTCGCTTTGCTGCCCGCCCTGTGCGTCGAGTAGTAGCTGTGCTCCCTCTCGTAGATGCCGCCGCAGCCTCCGTCGAAGCCGCCGCTGTATCTTATGGTGCAGGTGTATCTCCTTGAGTTGCGCATTGCGCCCTCCTTAGTCGTAGGTGTCGAAAATGCTGGGTTCGCCGTCCCATAGGTAGAGGTTCTCGCCCCCGAGAACGAGGGTCGGCATGTTCTTTGCCGCGCTGTAGTCGTGGATCTTGAGGCGTTTCCCCTCGGCGCTGGCCTTCCTGCCCATGATCGGGTCGTCGTCGATAAACTCACCGGGTACCGGCATGTACTCCCTTTCCCATCCCCAGGGGTCTGCGTGTCCCACGAACTCGGCCCTTATGGGTTTGATCGTGGCTGTTTTCGCTGTGGCCCTGGTCACCTGGTAGAAAAGGCCTTTCCTCGTGAATATGTCGCCTTGCTTCACCATGGTTTAATGTCCCCTTATGTGGTCGTGCCTCATGGTTTAATTCCCTGTTTGATGGATCAGGGGCAAGGCTCTATGCCCTGTCCCTGTGCCACCTGCTAGGCTGTGAGAAGCCCTGCCCTCGGGGCATCCATGCGGCGGCTGCGCACCGCGTCGCGCCCTGCTGCCTGGCCCCTGCTGATGCTGTCTCTGTTGGTTGCCCTCGGGCCTCGCCTCGTGGATTGGCCAAGGTTCAGGCCCTCGAAGTAGTCGCTCACCTCGGATGGGCATACGATCATCAGCTCGAAGCTCTGCTTCTCAAGCTCGCCCTTCACGCCATCGACGAATCCGACGATGAAGTTCGAGTAGGCGTTGGGGTCGGTGTAGGCGAAGTCCTCGTACTCGTGTGCCAGCCTGTCGCCGACCTCAAGCAGGTTCTGGTAGACGATCTCGGCGGCCTCGCCGTCTGCCTTCCATCCGACGAACACGTACTCGTACTTGCGATCGATTACCCTGCGCTGGTAAACCCTGCACCGGAAGTTGTCGGCGATCACCGATGCGAGGCTCGGCGCCCAGGCTTTCGCGGTTCGCGCCGTGGTGGTCTCGGTCACTTGCTTCACCTCGTCGGCAAGCTCCCACTCCTCCACGTCGTTGTCCGCGATCAGGCGCTGGGCCTTGAGGGCGAACTGGATCGCCTCGGCCTCGTTGCAGCCGTTCTCCACGCTGTGCTCGCGAAGCTTCTTGATCTTCTCGATGATCTTTTCTCGTTCCATGGTTGAAACCTCCTTTATGGGAGGGGCTAGGCCCCTCCCTGTAGTGATCTGTTACTTTTCCCAGAGGTAGCCGAATGCCTCGGCTATCCTGGGAACCTCGGTTACCTTTTGGGGCGTGAAATTGGTTTCGCGCTCGAAGAAATTCAGGCCGTACTTGCGGTTGATCTCCTCAAGCTCGGCCAGGTTGAAGTAGCCCATCTCCGGGACTGCCCCGAAGACGAACCCGAACATGTCGCCCGTCTCCTCGTCGTACTCGGTGGCGTAGAAGTCCCAGCCGTTGAAGCAGCTGAACCAGTGGCCGTAAACGATCGTCTCGGCCTTCTTGCCATCCTGCGAGTAGAGGGGCGGGAGCTTCTTCTGAAGCTCTTTCGTCATGAGCTTTTGCATGGTATGATCTCCTGTGTGTTGTTGTGGGAGGCCCCTTTTCGGGGCCTCCTGCTTGCTTTAGGCTGCTTGCTCTGCCGGTCTGATGGGGTTCGTCTCGCCGATGTTCCAATCAACGGTTTTGGCGTTCTGCCACTTTCCCTGATCATCCATGTAGTAGAAGCCGTGCTTTCCGAAGTACTTCCGGACTCTCAAGGCCCCTGACTCGATGCCCTCGGCTATGACCTGCTTTCGAAGATCCTTGACCATGTAAATAATGGCCTCCTCGTCGCTGTTGGTCTTGAATGTCTCGGTTATCTGGGCTAACCAGTTGTCGCAGGCCCTCATGATCTCCACCTGCTCGTAATCGGCTCGGGGGATCTCGTTAATTGGCCTGTGCTTCGTGACCTCCACTGTGTACCTGCCAAGCTCGGGAAAAGCCATGTACTCGTTTACAAGCTTCAAGGCTGTTGCAAGCTCTAGGCCATCCTTTCGGCCCTGGGGGCCTTTCCTGAAGTAGCCTCGTGCTCTCATACCCTCAACTATGGCTAGGATCGTGTGGTTGCTCACCAGCTGACCACTTACCACCAGATCTAAACTCTGCTGCTCTGCCATCTCTGTAGCCTCCTTATTCGGTTCTAAAGCTGCTTGCTAGCTTTGTGGGCTTTGTGGCCCTCATTGCTGACAACTGAATTATTGCACAATAATTAGTGTGCTATAGGCATAATGCACAATAGTTATTGTTCTACACAATACCTGCACAATTCCTATTGTTGTATCCCTATTGCTATTGCTGTATCATCAGGGAATCAGATTAAGGCATGGAGGGAGGTTGCATGACACCGACTGAGGCGCTTAAAGAAATGCTTGACCGTTCCGGCATGAGCATGTACGCGCTTTCAAAGGCCATGGGCAAGAGCAGGAACTACGTTCAGAACACGATCAAACAAGGTTCCGACCTTGGCGCGGGAAACCTCGCGCTCATGGCTTCTCACATGGGATTTAAGCTGACGTTGAACGGAATGGGCGAACCCATCGAGATAACGGAGAGGAGCGAAGATGCCGACGATAATCAAGGGCCAGCCGACTAGCGCCGAGATTCGCAAGCGGCTCAAGGCGGAAGGACGCCCCGTGGTGCTTTCCTGCTCGCTGGGCAAGGACTCGCTGGCCGCCTGGGTGGCGCTTGAGGACGAGGGTATAGAGGTCGTACCGATCTACTACTGGTCTATCCCAGGCCTTCCGATGGTCGAGCAGAACGTGCGAACCATCGAGAAGGTGTTCGGCGTGAAGATACACCAGTACCCGCACCCCAGATGGTCGAGGACGCTCAACAACTGCGTGTTCCAAAGCCCGGCGCACTGCGACGTGATCGAGGCCGCGAACATGCCGGTCTACAGCTACGACGACATGCGCCCCTACATCCTCGAAGACCTCGGCCTGCCCGATGACACGTGGTTCTGCGACGGCGTGCGCGCCTGCGACAACCCGTACCGTCGAGCCAGCCTCACCAAGCACGGCCTCATGAAGCAGACCACGCACAAGGCCTCGGTGGTTGCGGACTGGACGAAGGCAGAGGTCATGGATGCGATCGCCCGCAGGGGCATCGGCCTGCCTCCGGACTACGAGCTGTTCGGGCGCAGCTTCGACGGCCTGGACATGCGCTTCATGAAGCCCCTGCGCGAGAAGCGCCCCGACGATTTCGCTGTGGTCAAGAAGTGGTACCCGTTCATCGAGGCAGACGAGAAGAGGTGGGAGCACTATGGGCTTTAAGTTTGAGAAGCCGCAGAAGGCGCGTAAAGAGGCTAAGGCGGCCGAGGAAGCGCAGCTGACCGACCACCAGAAAAGCTACCGAGACCGCGAGAAGCGCGAGGAGAAGCGCTTTCAGATGGCCGTCGATTCCGGCTTCTGGATCTGCTTCTGCTTCCATGACGCCGAGGAGCGCGGGCGCTTCGCCGATCTGGTCAAGGCCGATGCCGAGGGCTGGACGTTCGGCGACGTAATCCGCCCCGTGTTCGAGGAGCGCATAGGCCTTCAGAACAAGCGGCAGTTCAAGCCGAAGGAGCAGAAGGGCACGCCGATGCCGAACCCGCTCGATTCGGTCGAGACCACCGACAGCCTCGAAGGCGACAGCTTCGCCGAGGCCGATGCCATACTCAAGGCGTTCGAGTCGCTTGAGGTTAAGCCCTACTACGACAACGTTTGGAGCAGCGCCTACTACGTCGTGTGCGTGTTCCGCGACTCCGACGACCTCGAAAGCTTCATCAGGGAGTATGCCCTGGCGAAGTACGGCGACCTGTACATGGACGGGTCGAAGATCCTTGAGGCCCTTGAGGCCTAAGGCCAATCTCACGCGCATAGGAAAATCAAGGCGTCCTTCGGGACGCCTTTTTTGTTCCCGAAAACGAGAGGAGGCAGGCATGTTCGGTCGTATTCGCCGCGCAGCGGGAAACATCGCCAACCGAGTGCGCTCCGCGTTCAATCGAGGTCGCGGCAGCTCTTCCGGCCGCTCCTCCTACTAAGGGGGAACCCAGGGCCAGCGCGATCATAAGGCGCTGGCCCTTTCCATCGTCAAAGCAAAACAGAGAGGAGTGAACGCATGGCAGCCAAGCGAGAGAAGCCCACACTTCCCACCGACACAGACTGGCCCGCCGAGACCGTCACATGGTTCAACGCGTGGCGCGACGACCGTTGCAGCGACCGCTGGGACGAGCGCCAGTGGCAGTACGTCATGGACACCGCCATCGTCCACGCCCTCGTGTACGGCTCCAACGACTTCGGCGCGCTCGCCGAGCTTGACAAGCGCCTGCGCTTCATGGGCCTCACGTTCGAGGACTAGCCATGAACGACCAGAACCTCATCAAGCCGAAGCGCGACCAGACGCCCGAACAGCGCAAGGCCGCAGCATCGAAGGCCGGCAAGGCGGCTGCGAAGAAGCGCCGCGAGAAGAAGCAGATGCAGGAGATAGCCAAGATCGTGCTGCACATGCCGTTCGAGGGAACGGACGCGCAGCTGGACGACTTGGAGGGCCTGAGCTTCGAGGACTACCCCGACCGCAAGCTCACGGTTTCCGAGATCTCGATCCTCAAGGTCGCCAAGAAGGCGATGCGCGGCGACATAGCCGCCATCCAGTTCCTGCGCGACACCGCAGGCGAGAAGCCCGTGGAGCAGATCGAGGTGTCCGCCGACATCGGGGCCGCTTGCGACGAGATCGGCAAGCTCATCGAGGCGAAGCGCAATGCCGACAAGGGCTGACCTTATCGACCTGGTGTACGACTGCCCCGTTGACATCGCCGTGCGCCTCGGATTCGACAAGCTGACGTCTTTGCACAACGAGTGGATCAAGGACATGGTTTTCGGCACCGACGACGAAACGATCCAGGCGCACCGTGGCAGCTTCAAGACCACGTGCCTAGGCATCTCGTTCGCGTTCATCATCGTGCTGTTCCCCGGCCTGCGATCCATGTTCCTGCGCAAGACAGACGACGACGTGGCGGAGGTCATGGCGGCCACGGCAAACGTGCTGCAAACCGACTACTTCCGCGGCATCGTTCGCATGCTCTACGGCGTGGAGCTTGTGCTTACGAGGGCCACGCAGTCGTCGGTATCGACCAACCTCAAGCAGGGCGTGTCGGGCGCTCCGCAGCTGCTAGGCCTTGGATGCGGAGGGTCGCTGACCGGCAAGCACGCAGACCGCGTGTTCACAGACGACATCGTGAACGTGAAGGATCGCGTGTCGGCGGCGGAGCGCGAGCGCATCAAGCTGATCTACCAGGAGTTGCAGAACATCCGAAACCGTGGCGGGCGCATCTTCAACACGGGCACGCCGTGGCACAAGGACGACGCGTTCCAGCTGATGCCGAACATCCGCCGCTGGGACTGCTGGCAGACGGGCCTCATGAGCCGCGAGGAGATCGAGCAGGTGCGGGCGAGCATGTCGCCGTCGCTGTTCGCCGCCAACTACGAGCTGAAGCACATCGCCGACGAGGACGCCATGTTCACCAACGCCAAGTTCTTCAAGGAGCCTGAGCTTCTGCGAGACGGCATAGGCCACATCGACGCGAGCTACGGGGGCGCGGACTTCACGGCCTTCACGGCCATATGCAACAGGGGCGGCATCTGGTACTGCCTCATCCGCATGTGGCACAAGCACGTGGACGACTGCCTTGACGAGATCATCGGGATTTGCAAGGCGCTGCGCATCGGCTCGATCCACTGCGAGATGAACGCCGACAAGGGGTATCTGCGCAAGGGCATCCTAAAGCGCGGCAGGCCGTGCGTGGGATACCAGGAGAAGGAGAACAAGTACCTGAAGATCAGCACGCACCTTCGCAGCGAGTGGGCGAACGTGCGGTTCCTTGACTGCGACGAGTACCCGCTTGACGCAGAGGCGCTGAACCAGGTGCTCGACTACAACGAGAACGCCGCGCACGACGACATGCCCGACTCCCTGGCGTCCGCGATCAGGCAATGGGAGAACCGACCCGGCATAAAGACCTTCAAGGGAGGTATCTGATTTGAGCCACGAGTTCCATTCCTTCTACTACGACCAGATGCAGCGAGAGCCGTCCACCGACGACTTCCGCCTGCCCGCTGGAACCGAGATGACCGAGGAGCTGCTTCAGCGCCTGGTTGACGAGTTCGAGCAAGACCACAAGCCGCGCTACGAGTACCTGGACAAGGTGTACGACACGCATTACGCGATCTTCGACCGATCATGGCGCAAGAAGCCCGGCTACAAGCCGAACAACCGCCTGTCGGCCGACTTCTGCTACACCATCACGGACACGTTCGAGGGCTACTACATAGGCGTGCCAATGACGCTTTCGGTCAAGGGCGAGGACGACGGGCGCAAGAAGGCTGTGGAGGCGTTCATCGCCGACTATACGGCGAGAAACTTCCAGGAGGACGTGGACGCAGAATTGTCTGAGATGGCATCGAAGTTCGGCCATGCCTACGAGATGCTGTACCAAGACGACGAGGGCTTGCCGCGATCCATCGCGGTGTCTCCGCTCACTTCGTTCATGGTCTACGACGATTCCGTGCTGAAGCGCCCCATGTTCTTCGTCCGCTGGTTCTACGGCGACGACGGCGCTATCAAGGGCAGCTATTCCGATGCCCACGAGGTAGTGCCGTTCAGGCGCGGCGATGCCGGCCTGGAGTTCGGCGAGGCCGAGAGCCACAGCTTCGGCAGCGTGCCCGCCGTCGACTTCCGCCAGAACACCAAGGGGCGCGGCCTCTACGAGGGCGTGCTTTCCATGGTCGAGCAGTACAACGCCGTGCTTTCCGAGAAGGCGAACGACGTGGAGTACTTCAGCGACTGCTACCTCGTGGTCAAGGGCAAAGAGCTTACCGATGACGAGCTGGTAAACATCCGCGAGAACAAGGTGATCAACCTCTTCGGCGAGTCCTTGGAGGGCCTTGACGTGGTGTTCCTAGCGAAGCCCAACGCCGACTCCGTGCAGGAGAACCTTATCAACCGCCTTGAGCAGCTGATCTTCAAGATGGCGATGGTGCCCGACATCACTTCCGACAGCTTCGTCACCGCCTCTGGCATAGCGCTCAAGATGCGCATGATGCCCATGAGCAACCTCGCCCGCAAGAAAGACCGCAAGTTCAAGCGCGGCGTGCAGGAGCGCCTAAAGCTCCTAGCCGCCTATCCGTTGAGCCAGGGCTTCAGCGGCGACGATTGGCAGATGGTCGATGTGACCATGCACCGCAACATGCCCGACGACTTGCAGAGCGAGGCATCGGTTGCCGGGCAGCTCTCGGGCATCGTGTCCGAGGAAACGCAGCTTTCCGTGCTCTCCTGCGTGAGCGATCCCAAAGCCGAGATGCAGCGCAAGCGCGACGAGCAGGAGGAGAGGGCCAACGCGGTGAGCGATGGCTATCCAACCAACCGAACGATCGAGACCAACCAAGAGGAAGGAACCAACGATGAAGGTAGCGACCTATAGCCGAGGCAAGCAGCTTGCCGTCCGCGAGGAGCCGGGCGGCGAGATCATCGGCACCATGGGAAACATGTCGGCGGCGCGGGTGGAGTCCGTCGCCGACGGCTGGGTCGAGCTGACGATGGGCGGATACGTGCGCGAAGACCTCGTGAGCATCTACGGCCTAGTCGATATGACCACCTACAGCATCAAGCAGCCCGAGACAGTGCAAAAGGAACCGCAGAAGGAAATGGATGCCGTCACGCCTGCCGAGCAGCCAGGCGAAACCGAAGCCAAGGAGCAGCCGGCAGAGGACAGCGGCGAGCTTGGCAGCATGAAGCTCAACGACCTGCGCGAGCTTGCCCGCAACAGCGGCGTGAAGATCCCGAAGAACGCCACCAAGGACAAGATCATCGAGCTGTTGCTTTCCAATGAGTAAGCCGAGCGACGAATACTGGCGCGAGAGGCGCGACGAGTTCTTGCAGCAGCTGACCAAGGACGAGGCCGACCTGTCCAAGCGGCTTTCCAAGGTCTACGCATCCGAGGCGGCGAAGCTCGACCGCATGATCGCGGCCTACTACGCCAAGTACGGCGAGGGCAATGTGATCGAGTACCGCCGCCTGCTGCAATCCATCAGCGCAGAAGACCGCACGCTGCTCATGGAGCGCATGGACGAGTTCGCCAAGAAGTACCCGCAGTACGCCGACCTCATGCCCGTGCGCGAGAGCATCTACCGCTTGAACGAGCTTGAGGCTATCCAGATGCAGATACGCTTGCAGCAGCTTGAGATCGGCGCGATCGAGCAGGAGGAGTTCCGCAGGCACTTCGAGGAGCAGGCGCGGCGTGCCGCCAACATCGCCGCCGAGGAGCTTGGCTTCGGCAAGGAGTTCTACCGCTACGACTCCGAGGTCGTGCGTGCGACGGTCGGAGCTGCCTGGGCGGCAGACGGAGACTTCTCGGCCAACATCTGGGCGAACCGCGAGAAGCTGGCGAGCTACCTCAACGACGACTTCTCAAAGCTGATCGCACGCGGCGTCTCGTACGACGAGATTTCGCGCGAGCTTCGCCAGAGGCTCAACCACAGCGGCGCGAAGACCGCCATGCGCCTTGTGTACACAGAGGGAACGTACCTTTTCAACGAGGCGCAGGCATGCGTGCACGAGTCGGAGTTCGACAGCTACGCGCTGTCATGCATCCACGACGGCAGGGCCTGCGAGGTGTGCCGCGAGCTTGAGGCCTACCAGAAGCAGCACCCGGCAAAGTTCTCCGAGCGCATGCCGGGCACGAACTTCCCGCCGATGCACCCGTGGTGCCGCTGCTCGTACACCCTTGAGGTGGCCGACTGGGACAAGTGGATCGACGATTACGTTGCAAAGCGCGGCGGCGATTCGGCGACCCACGCCATGACGCTGCGATCGAGCGCCATGGTTCGGGAACCTGTCACCACGTCCCTGCTCGAATCGCTGCAACGCGCCGGCTCGGCGCTGGCCGGGCTTGATTTCAGGCTCAAGGGCCAGCAGTCGTTGGCGCGGAAGATCCGCACCGACTCGCACAAGCTCGATGTGAGCGAGAAGGAGGCATCAGACGGCATCAACGACGTGCTGCGCTACACATACGTGCTGCCAGTCGAGTCGTTCGCTGACGAGTTCGCGCGCATCAGGCAGGCGCTTGAGAAGGCGGGCTATACTGTGGTGAAGGTCAAGAACACGCTCGGCGACGCATCGAGCGCTTACCGTGGCGTCAACACGCAGTTCGAGACGCCCGACGGCTTCAAGTTCGAGCTTCAGTTCCACACGAAGCAGAGCCTCGACGTGAAGGAGCGCAACCACGCGCTCTACGAGGAGGAGCGGTTGGAGGACACCCCGCTTGAGCGCAAGTGGGAGCTTCGCCGCGAGATGGCCGACAACGCCGCGAAAATAAAGACGCCGCCGAACATCGAGGAGGTTCGCAAATGATTTACTACACCGACGACTCCCGCAGGCGCGTATCGCGCTTCGATGCGGAACAGATGGTGTGCGAGACCTACGATTTCACGCTCGGGCGCTGGGTATTCGACACAGAGGTGTTCGGAACGCAAAGCGGCGACCTATGGCTAGACGAGATTGGCCAGGAAGAGGCCGAGGCGATTATAAGAAAGCGCGACAAGGCGCTGCACCGATAGCAAACAGGCGAAAACCGAATAGGCATCTCACCCCAACGGCACAATCAAGGCCCCCAACACGGGGGCCTTTTCTTTTGCGTCAAGGAGGAGCCATGGAGATCGAATACATCACCCGCGCTGGGTGCCCGTCATGCGAGGCGTACCGCCGAGCGGTCATAGACCCGCTTTCCGAGGAGTACCCGGGGCGCGTGAGGGTTCATCAGGCATGGGACGGCCTCATGGAGCGGCTGAACAACGCCGAGCGCATCACCCGCGTTCCCATGGTCGTTGTAACCGACGGCGGACGCGAGGTCATGCGCCTGCTTGAGATGCCAACGCTTGAGCGCCTTGAGGACATCCTGGAACCCGCCTGACGGGCGAATCTCACGCATGAAGGACACTCGCATGGTCAAAGACCGACCGAGCGTTGAGGTCGTTAAAAGCCACGGTTCGGGCAGGCGTGGAACCCGCTAAAAGCTACGGAAAACGTGCAGGCATGAGCCACGAGAAACCTTATGGAGGGTACGAAGCATGGCAAAGGACGGAAACCGACAGAAGTTCGCAGGAGTAGCGGGCGGAAACCTCACCCCGCCGCAGCAAGGCGACGAGGGAACCGAAGGCGCTGGCGAAGAGGCGGGCACCGAGGGCGAAGGCCCCGAAGGCGACCAGCAGGGCGCGGGTGAAGACCCGGACGACAAGGGAAGCAAGCCCAAGACGAAGGGCAAGACCTACACCGACGCCGACGTTGACGAGATCGTCAAGAAGCGCATCTCCCGCGAGCGTGCGCAGATCGAGAAGCAAATCCGCGAGCAGATCAAGCAGGAGGCCGACGACCAGCGCAGCGAGGCCGAGAAGCTTGCGGGCATGAACGACTTGCAGCGCGCGCAGTACGCGCTTGAGAAGGCCAACGCCGAGAAGGCTGCGCTTGAGCGCCGCATCAACCTGTCCGAGCAGATGGGCGTTGCGCGCGCCGAACTGAAGGCCGCAGGCATCGACCTCGGCGACGAGCTTCTTTCCATGTTCGTGACGGAGAAGGCGGACGACACCAACGCCGCGATCTCCAAGATCAAGGAGCTTTTCCCCAAGGCGGTAGACGCCGCAGTGCAGGAAGCGCTCAAGCGCCAGCCCCCCAAGGCGGGCAGCGAGGGCAAGCCCCAGTCCTTCGGCGCTAGCTTCGCAGCCGCATACAGCAACCGAATGAACGGAGGAAAGAAAGATGGCGCTCAATAAGGCGTTCACCTACGGCGAGTCCGAAAGCATCCTCGATTCCGAGGTGGGCATCGTCACCAAGACGCGAACCGCTACCCAGGCCATGGCCAAGGAGGTAGACGGTCGCAAGATCATCAAGGCCGGTGCGCTGTTCACCGGCACCGACGAGTTCGGCGTGTTCCTTGAGGACTACGACATGACGGACACCGACAAGTGCCCCGTCGCCGTGATCTTCCAGGGCCGACTCAAGGCCGACAAGGTATCCACCGAGGCCAAGGCCAAGAAGGCGGACTTCGCCGCCGCAGGCCTCTACCTCGTGTAAGAAAGGAGCAGCTTAGATGCGTCCCATTTCCGAGCTCATCACCGAGCGCGACATGCTCGACTTCTCGCAGGGCTTCAACGTCCAGCGAAACTACCTCGGCTCCCGACTGTTCCCGGATCAAAAGACCCAGTACATCGAGGCCGAGTACTCCCGCATCGTGGAGAACGGCAACCTTCCCACCGTGGCAATGATCCACGGCTTCGACACCGAGGCGCACATCGCCTCCCGCGTTCCGTTCGAGCGCGTCGTCACCGAGCAGCTGCTCATCAAGGAGAAGATCAACCTCACCGAGCGCCTGCGCCTCGTCACGCGCGGCCTCGACATGCAGATGGACTCCGTGCGCCGCTACTGCTTCGACGACGTTGCCCGCATGGCAGAGTCCGTCGTCGCCCGCGTCGAGAAGGCCAAGATGGAGGCCCTTTCCACGGGCAAGATGACCATCAACGAGAACAACGTCTCGATGGAGGTCGATTTCGGCGTCCCCAGCGACCAGAAGGTAGCCACCAAGTGGGCCGTCGCCGACGCCGACATCATCGGCGACATCGACAAGTGGGTGACCATCGCCAACGGCAAGGGCCAGACCCCCACCGTCGCAATCACCTCCAAGAAGGTGTTCTCCCTTATCCAGCGCAACGCAGCCGTGCAGAAGGCGATCTTCGGCATCAACGGTGCCGGCATCCTGCCGAGCCTCGCGCAGGTCAACAACCTGCTCGCGCAGCAGTTCAACGGCCTCACGCTGAACATCGACGAGGAGCGCTACGGCGTGATCGACACCGCCGCCGACTCCATGAAGGTTACCCAGGGCCGCTTCTTCCCCGAGGACAAGTTCGTCATGTGCTCCGTCGGTTACGACGGCTCCGTTGGCACCGGCCTTTGGGGCGTAACCCCCGAGGAGCTTGAGCAGGGCGGCGCGTTCAACGAGAAGCGCCAGGAGCAGTACGTCACCTGCGTTCGCTGGGACACCCAAGACCCGGTTGCCACGTGGACTAAGGCCTCCGGCCTGTTCATCCCCGTGCTTCCCAACGTCTACGGCCACATCATCGCCACCATCGACACGACCTCCGAGCAGGCGCTCGAAAATGGCGATCGCCCGGTAGAGGGCTAGCCATGGCATCCCTCGCAGACCGCGTAAAGGCGCGTTACCTGGAAGACGAGGCAGTGCCGGCAGACGCCGTTATCGAGGAGATGATCGCGACGGTATCAGACCGCCTGTGCATCCGTCTCAAGGTGGCCGAGCTGCCGCGCCTCGCCGAGTCGATCGCCGTGGATGCGGCGATCAAGGCCCTGCGCCTGCGCGGCTACGAGGGCAGCACCTCCGAATCTGCATCGGACGGCGGCAGCATGTCGAACTCCTTCGTTGACGACGTGCTGTCCGCCTATTCCGCCGACATCGAGGCCCTGCGCGATGCGTGCCATCCCAAGGGCATCAAGTTCATGGGGGCGCGGCGATGAGGTGGTACAGGGCGGCTGCGATCAAGCGCGAGCAAACGGGCACCGACGAGCTGCACAACCCCGTGTGCTCCGAGGTGTCCGCCTTCGACTTCTTCGTTCGCGTAGGCCCGTGGCACAAGCTCAAGGCAGACAACGCGGGCAACGCCTACGACGGCGTTACCCGCTCACTGCTCACCAAGAGGCCCGCAGCAGACTTCGGCGGAATGTGCGCGGTCGAGGTGAAGGGCCACGCCTACGAGCTGGCGAACGTATCAGCGGACGGCGATACGACCGTCCTCACCGTGAAGGGGTTCAAGCCATGGGTTTTGTGATCCAAGACGTGAACGACCTCGCGGGAAAGCTGAAGCGGCTTTCCTCCGTGCGCTTCGATGCGGTCATCACGAAGAACATGGCCCAGATCTTCAACCGTGGCAAAGCCGACGGCGGAACGCCCGTATCGACCGAGAAGACCAGGCCGGGCGGGCCGCACGGCGAGCTGCGCATGTCGCTGGGCCACTCGGGAGACACCGTTGGCTACACGAAGAGCTATGCGCCGCACGTCGAGTACGGCCACCGAACCGTGAACGGCGGTTACGTGCAGGGCCAGCGGTTCCTCAAGCGGAACGTGGACACGCAGCGCCCGATTTTCAAGCAAGACCTGATCGACCAGCTGAAGAAGCTCTAAGGAGGAACGATGCCGCGAGCAGTGCAGCGCCTAAGCCTGGCCGTGTTTCTCGGTTGCCTCATTGACGCGATCGAGCAGGGCACCGGCACGAAATGCTACGACAGCCCCGAAAACAGGGCTTCTCCGCTATACAGCGTGGAGCTTCAGAACACGCAGCCAGAGAACACCAAGACCATGTACATCGACGCGATCAGCGTATGGGTTCACTGCATAAGCGAGCCTGTGCACCCGTACAGCAACGCAAAGGTTCTCGGCATGATCCAGCGCCTTGAGCAGGCGCTTGCGGATGGGTTCGAGCTGCCCGAACCGTTCTCCCTATACCGCACGACCTTCGACGGCGTGCAGACGCTCAAGAAAGACGAAACCGACGAGGGGCACGCGATCGTGGGGGTAACCTTCCGCGTTTGCTACGGCCTCCGCGTCAAATAACGAGAAAGGGGCCGCAATGGCTTCCGTTACCGACAACAAGCTCGTTGGGTGCGACTTCGACTCCGCCACCGCAAAGGCGCTCAACGGCAACGACATCGTGGCGCTCGTGACAGACAGCACGGGCGCGAACCTTCTGGCCGTGGCGGGCCAGCAGGGGCTTTCCTTCAACCTCAACCAGGACACCACCGAAGCTGCCACCAAAGACGACGCCATCGGCGGCTGGAAGCTGCGCTTCGCCAGCAACAAGGACTGGGACGCGTCCATCGACGGCCTCTACTCGCCCGACGACGAGGCCACGAAGATGGTCGCCAAGGCGCTTGCCGACGGCACCTACCTTTGCCTGAAGATCTGCAAGCGCATCCGCTCCACCGCGAACACCAAGTACGTGCCGCTGCGTATGGGCCTCGCAATCGTCACCTCCGACACCTTCGAGGCTCCGAACGACGACAACACCACCTATTCCATGGAGTTCCAAGGCTCCGGGAAGCCGTGGCTCTACGAGACCGCGACCGAAGACCAGATCACCGCAGCGACCGTGACCGTCACCAACGACTAAGGAGCAGACGAATGACAGAAGAGAAGGATTTCGACGATTTTATCGAGTGCGGCGAGGCCTGTGAGGAGCTTGAAGACGCCCTCGAAGACAACACCAAAGAGGTGTTCAAAGGCGAGCTTGAGCAGGACATCGACGAGATGGAACGCGCAACGTTCACCATCAAGGGCCGCGAGTGCGAGATCGCCTTCACGCGAAAGCGCATCGACTTCTACGAGGAGCGCCACACGCCCATCATCGCGTCTTTCTACAAGAACGACGGCATGTTCACGTTCAAGGAGCTTTCCGCGATCGCAGGCTACGGCCTGAAGCTCGTCGGCGGCGGCTACTTCATCCCGAACAAGGGCGAGGAAATCGTCAACAAGCTGATCGAGGCGAACGGATACCCCGCTGTCTATCAGGCCGTGATGCTGGCCCTTCAGCGCGACTGCGCTTTTTTATTCATGGGCGCAGGGAACGCGCTCTCACTCGCCTAACGGGATTCGAGTACTTCAAGACCGTTCAGAAGCGCGGCGAGGATGCCGAAGACGCCGCCCTGTTTCACAGGGAGGCCGATTTCGCGTTCTTCGCCGCGCGTCTCGGCTGGGACTACGAGCAGTACGCCCAGCACAAGCCCGTCCAGCTCATGTTCGTGCGCAAGGAGCTTGAGACGGCGACGGTTCGCGACTCCAACCTGCTCAAGGATGCGGTTCAGGTCGCCGTAGCCAACTGCCTTTCCAAGAAGACCTACAAGCTCTGGCAGAAGCGCAACGGCGAGTTCCGCGAGACGGACTTCACCCATGCCGAGATCGACGCCCTGAAGGAGCAGTACCGAAAGAACCCGCCTTGGACGCCATGGGGAGGTGCGAAACCGAATGGCTGATTACGTTCTATCCGCAAAGGGAACCTACGACGGCGCCAACATGGACAGCGGCCTCGACAAGTCCGCCTCCAAGTTCAGCAGCCTCAAGGACACCGCCAAGTCCGTAGGCTCGCAGGTTGCCGGCTTCTTCGCCTCGAGCTTCGGCAGCGTAGGCAAGTCCATCTCAACCGCGATCGGCACGGTGACCGCAGGCGTCACCACGCTAGCCGCCACGGGTGGCATGAGCCGCGCCCTCAACATCGAGAAGGCGCAGGCCATGTTCAAGGGTATGAAGCTCGCATGGGGCGACTTCTATCAAACAATCCAAGACTCCGTAGACGGCACCGCCTTCGGTTTCGACACAGCAGCGACGGCTGCCGCGCAGCTTGCGGCGTCCGGCGTTGCCGCCGGCTCCGACATGGAGAAGGCCCTGAACGGCTGCGTCGGCACAGCCGCCACGTTCTCGCAAGACCTCGGCGACCTCTCGTCCATCTGGGCTAAAGTGGCCGCCAACGGAAAGCTCTCGGGCGAGCAGGTGGCCCAGTTCACGGATCGAGGTATCAACGCGATCTCCGTGCTATCGACCTATCTCGGCAAGTCCTCCGACGAGGTTTCCAAGATGGTCACAGCCGGCAAGATCGACTTCCAAACGTTCTCTGACGCCATGTACGCGTCTTTCGGCGATTCCGCAAAAGCAGCCAACGAGTCGTTTACCGGCTCCATGGCGAACATGAAAGCAGCGCTTTCCAAGATCGGCCAGGACTGGATGACACCGCTCAAGGACTCCGCCATCCCCGTGTTCAACTCCATCCGTGGGGTTCTCAACTCGTGCCGCGCGGCCATCAAGCCGCTTTCCACCGCTTTCGGCGAGTTCTTGGGCGTTACCTACGACGCTCAGGGCAACCTCACGCGCACCGGCGGAGCAGTCGAGAAGCTTTGCACGTTCCTCGACGGGCTGTCAGAGAAAATCAAGGGCGTTGACCTCTCGCAGCTCGGAACGGGCGGCAAGATCGCAGCCGCCGCCCTGGCGGGACTTGCCGCCGTGTCGTTGGGCGGGCTTATCGGCCAGATCCCAGTTCTCGGCGCTTTGGCAAACTCGCTCACGGGCGGGATTATTCCTGCAATTAAGGGCGTTGCCACAGGCTTTGCGGCGCTGAGCGCACCTGCCGCCGTTGCCGTTGCCGCAATCACTGCATTTGCGGCGATCTTCGCTTACAGCATGGCCACCAACGAGGCGTTCCGAAACCAAATCATCGGCATAGCATCCAGCATCGCGTCATCGCTTGCCCCCGCGTTCCAGTCGCTCACTGGGCTTGCCGAACCGCTCCAAGGTCTCTTTGCCGCCGCCGTTATCGTTGTGAACAGCTTCGCGCTCGCACTTGGCGGCCTGGTGGCTGCGGTGGCCCCTGTGATCGCCACCATCGTTTCGGGACTCGTGCCAATCATCAGCACGATCATCGACGCGGTGGGCCAGGTCGCGCTCGTGATAACAACCACGCTCTGCCCGATCATCCAGCAGATTACCGACCTCATAACGGCGAACATGCCCGTTATCCAGGAGGTAATCACTGGTGTTCTTACGGTGATTCAGACAATCATCAGCACGGTTCTGCCCGTCATGGTCGAGATCTTCAGCTCAACCATGACCGCCATCCAGGCCGTTATCGACGCCGTTTGGCCGTACATCTCCGCAATCGTCACCGCAGCGATGAACGCCATCCAGGCGATCGTGACAATCGTCCTCGGCATCATCAACCAGGACTGGGGCAGCGTGTGGAACGGCATCCAGGCGCTCGCTTCGAGCGTATGGAGCATCATCGAGAACATCGTCAACGGCGGTGTTGCGTTTATCCAGGCGGTAATCACGAACGGCCTTGCGCTGATCCAAAGCATCTGGGATTCCATCTGGTCGGCGATCGGCGATTGGTTGACGAACCTCTGGAACACGATCAAGTCCGTCGTGCAGGGCGGCATAAACAACGTCAAGTCGTTCATCTCGAGCGGCCTCTCGACCGTGCAGAGCCTTTGGAGCTCGGCGTGGAACACCGTGCAGAGCATCCTCAACAACGCTTGGAGCGGAATCACCAACGGCGTTTCGAGCGGCATCAACTCCGTGGTGAGCTTCGTGTCCTCGATTCCCGGACGAATTGTAGGTGCTCTCGGCAACCTCGGCTCACTGCTCTACAGCGCCGGCAGCTCCATCGTGAGCGGCCTGCTGAACGGCATCAAGTCGAGTATCGGCGGCGTCTACGACTTCGTGTCCGGCATCGCCGGAACGATTGCGAGCCTGAAAGGCCCGAAGCGCAAGGACTTGAGGCTCCTGATCCCCAACGGCGGCTGGATTATGCAGTCGCTCGAAACGGGCCTCAAGAAGCGCTTCGAGGGCGTGAAGGACACCGTTTCGGGCTTCGCCAACGAGCTGAGCATGTCGTTCGGCGGGCCTGATGTCACCTACGAGACCGGGGCCGCAGCCGCAGTCGGAGCGGTGGCCGGCGGCGACACCTATTACATGACCATCGACGGCAACACGGCAGATGCCGACATCGCGGTGGCTGGCGCCATCGACGTGCTGGTATCCGCCGCACGCCGCTCTTCCACGGCGAGGAGGTAGACGTGGGAACCTATACAAGGGAGATTCAGATCGCGGGGCTCAACCGCTGGTATTGCGGCTATATCTCCGTTGACGGCGTGAGCACGGTCAACGACACCATCTCGCGCATAACAATCACCGCCGCGCTCGAAGACAAGTATGCAGCAGAGTACGGCACGCACTACGACGTGATCGTGAACGGCACCACCTACAGGTCGCGCGACGTGCTGCTCAACAACTACGGGAATTGGGCCACGCGCGACGCCGTGACCTTCACCGTGGACGTCGGACGCGGGGCCAGCGGATGGAACTGCTCCGTGCAGATCCACGTCTACGGCAAGACATACAACAACTACTACGGCAGCGCGGGCGGCGACGCCTGGGCAACAGAGTACGCTTGGATTCCCCAGCGCGGGTACTCGCAGCCGCATCCGCCCAAGAACCCGAAGCTGGCCCGCGTTTCCGACACCTCGCAAAAGATCACGTGGGACGTCGACTACACGGGCATGGACGGCGCGTACCCCTGGGCTGGCGTGTACGTAGACCGCCGCGCCGACGACGGCTCATGGGTGAACATCGCCGACGTCTCGTGGGACGTGACCAACTACACCGACAACTCGACGACCGCAGGCCACAAGTACGAATACCGCCTTTGCGCCCACGGCCCTGGCGGCAATTCAACACACGTATCGTGCGGAACCGCCTACACCACGCCCTCCGCGCCGTCGCGCGTGGAGGCCGTTAAGGCAGGCGCCACCGAAGTAACGCTTCGCGTCTACGGTGCTTGGACATATGCAGCCGCATGGGGCATCCAGCGCTCGACGGACGGCGGCAACACATGGTCGTCCATAACGGCCAGCACCGAGGGTGAAGACCCCGCTTGGCTCGACCTGCACGACAAGGCCGCTCCTGCGGGAACGGTCGTATACAGGGTCAGGGCGAAGCGCGGCAACCTCATGTCCGCATGGGTCAAGTCGAACTCCGTCACAACGATCACGCCGCCGCTCGCACCGAAGGTAACCGCCGATTCCGTTGTTCCTACCGGGACGGCTGTCACCGTCTCATGGGTTCCGAACCATCAGGACGGCTCGGTGCAGAGCGCTGCACAGGTGGAGTTCAGCGGAAGCGAGACGATCACTAAATCGTATACGACGACCAAGAGCGCATCCGTTTCGCTTGCCAAGGGAAGCTGGAAGGTACGCGTGCGCACCAAGGGCCTGCACGCCGATTGGGGCGCATGGTCTGGCTATGTAGCCGTCGTTGTCGCGGACTACCCGCAGTGCTGGGTCGCGTCTCCTGCGACTGACGGCATCCTAATCGACCAGGTGCCGCTCACCGTGCAGGTTGCCGCAACCGACGAGACGGGCATCGCCCAGGCCACGCTCTCCCTTGCCGAGGTCGGCGGCGCAGTCATCGCAACCGCAGACGTGACGAGTCTCAATCCCGTGCAGTTCGGCAGCTACGCAACCATCAAGAACGGCATCGACTACATGCTCACGCTTGTGGTCGTTGGCGGCTCGGGGCTGTCGAAAACCGCCACGCGCCGATTCAAGACTCATTGGGCGGAACCTGCGACGCCGGTTATCACCGTTTCCTACGGTGACGACCTTACGTGCCACGTGAGGGTCGAGAACGGCGTTTCCGCCTACAACGTCGAGGAGACAACGCTTATCGGCCCGATGGCCTACGACGAGGACAACAACGAGCTTCCCATGCTGGGAACGATTACGTGCGATGGCCATGAGCTTGTGCTTGGCAACGCATCGAAGTGCGAGAGCTTCATCGTCGAGCGAATCTACGACGATGATTCCAGCACGCTGGCAAGCGGCCTGCTCGATGCCCAGGAGACGATCGACCGCGTGCCGCCGCTCAATGCGGACATGAAGTACCGCGCAACAGGAACCGCTGCGAACGGAACGTCTGCATATGCCGAGGTCAATGCGAAGCTGATAGCAAGCTGCATGGCGCTCAATTTCGGCCAGGACGCATCAACGCTCATCAAGATGGAGCTCGATGCGGGCTACTCCACGTCTGCGGGACGCAGCTACAAGAGCTACCACTTCGCCGACGGCGGGGAGAACGGCGGTCTTCCCATGTCGTACCCGCTCGACGAGTGCGACCTTGCCACATCCGCCTCGTGCCTTTTCCGCCGCGACGGCCACGATGCCTTCCGCCGCGCCATGAGAAGCCAGTGGCAGGGTTGGTGGCGCGGCCTCGCTGGCGAGCGTGCCTTCGGAGCGATGACGTTCAGCGAATCGCTCAAAGCGGCGGGGCTTTGGTCGGCGTCCGCGAAGATAGAGCACGACGTATTCGAGGAGCCGAACAATGCCTAATTGGAAGAAGCGCTTCGCATCGTCCTACCGCTACATGCGCGTAGACCGCAAGACGAACCTAGACGTCGAGCGGCTTAGGAACATCTGCAACGGCGGGATGATCGAGCGCAACCTGGATACCAACTACGAGACGGGCAAGGTCAGCTACAAGGGCGCGCTAGACCTCGGGAGCGACCTTTTGCGCGTGTACCTTGAGGCAGCGTTCCCAGATGGCTCGGTTCACCTTGAGCCTCTTGGAACCTTCCTAGTGTCAACGCCGAAGCGCCCGATCGGCCAGGCGCTGGCCGAGGCAGACCTTTCTGGGCGATTGGCCGAAGTTGACGAGGACGAGTTCGACCAGCCGAGATCGGTTCCCGCCGGCACGAACGCCGTTGACTATGCGGCGAAGCTGCTGCGCGAGGCAGGTCTTGAGGTGATCGCCGACCAATCGGACTTCAAGCTCACAACGGCGTGGGTGGTCGGGGCGATCGGAAACGGAGAGAGCAACTACCGAACCCGCCTAAAGGCCGTCAACGCGCTTCTCGCGGCGGCTGGGTTCAGCTCCGCTTCATGCGACCCGCTGGGCCGAGTGCTGCTGCGGAAGTACATCGAGCCTGACAAGCGAGCGCCAACCATGGTCATGGAAGAGGGCAAGGGTGCACGCTTCGTGGACGACGGCACCGAGGAGTTCGACAAGTCGAAGGTAGCGAACGTCGTCCATATCGACTACTCGACGAGTGACGAAAGTATACGCGGAACCGCCATCGACTCCGACCCGAACAGCGAGTACTCGACCGTACGACGTGGCTGGCGCAAGGCGGTTTCCTACACGCGAAGCGAGCTTCCTCACGGAAGCACAGCAGCAGAGCGGCAGGCAAACGCGAATGCCGAGGCGCAAAGCCTGCTAGTCACGGAGCAATCGGCCATCCACCGTCTGAGGGCCACGCACATCTACGCGCCCGTCGGCATCTCCGACGCTATCGACGTGCGCTGGCCAAGCGAGGGTATCAGCGGGAACTTCGCGATCAGGAAGCAGACTCTCACCCTCGTGGGAGGATGTCCGATGGAATTGGAGATGAGACGCTTTGAACGTTAACGACATAAGCAACGCGGGAGACATGCTCGCCGAGCTCTTCACGCCGAAAGGCGGCTCTGGCCATTCCATGGGCTTCGCCACAGTCAAGTCTGTATCCGGCGCGAAGGTCACCGTTTCGATGTCGGGGGCCACGCTTCCCGGCTTGCCGATGACCACTGGCTGTTCAAGCGCCAAGGCAGGCGACCGCTGCATCGTCGAGACGATCGGGCCGCAGGCCATAGTAACCGGAATCATCGCGAAGTAGAGGAGGTGCGATGGCAGACGAAACGCAGATCGCGGCGTTCGTCCTCAACGAGAACGGCAACATCGACCGCGTGAGAACGACTGACGGCTCGATTTACCGCATCGAGTCAACGCTTGCCGTGGAGGCGGCAGAGGAGGCAAAGACAGCAGCCGCCAACTGCAAGACCATGACGGAAAGCGCTGAAACGGCCGAGAAAACGCGCGTGTCCAACGAGAACGCTCGGAAAACGGCTGAGACCGAGCGCGGCAACAACGAGACAACCCGCAAGAACAACGAGATGTCGCGCAAGAACGCCGAGACAACACGTCAAGACAACGAAACTGCGCGAAAGAATGCCGAAACCACGCGCCAGAACAACGAGACGAGCCGATCGAACGCCGAGATCAAACGCAAAAAGGCCGAAAGCCAGCGCCATGACGAGCATATCGCCGACCAACAGGCATCGAGCAACGCGACCTCGGCGGCAAACGGCGCGGCATCGCGTGCTGACGCGGCGGCCAACCAGGCGTTGCAGATCGCCAACTCCGTTGCGCAAGGAAGCGCGGGCGATTCGGACATCGCGGCGCTGCGCGAGCAGAACGCGATCCTGGCAAACATGCTCGCTGAGTCGAGCGGCAAGTTCGTGTTCATGGACGGCACGGTGTACGCGCCGTCTTCAAAGGCAACGTTCGAGGACGGAACCGTAAAACTCGGTTCCTCCTGCACGGTATCCGGCACGACCATCGTGCTCGCATAGAAAGGAAAACGAATGGCAAACGTAAACGCCGAGCGCTTTAACGTGAACGGGGTGAGCCATGAGATCATCGACTCACTGGCCCGCACCAACGCCACCACGGCTCTCAACAACGCCGAGTACAACCGACAGGGCCTGATCGGCAAGTACCCGGGCCAGTCGCTCGCAACGCTTCTCGCGGGCGAGGTCTCCGGCTCCGCCACCATCTACGACGCGCTGCACAAGCGCGTGCAGGCCGCGAACTTCAGCGGCATGCGCGTGGGCGACTACATCGACGTGCCGCTCGTGAGCGCGTCAAACGTGGCGGCCCAGCAGTCCGTGCGCTTCCTGCTTGCGCACTTCGACCCGTACTACCAGTGCGGCGACAGCGCCAAGGGCCACCACATCGCGTTCATCGCGTCCGCGCCCGTCGCCGTGGCCAAGACCGTCACCGGCGTGGCCAACGACAGCTACCTGATGTGGAACACTGCGAACACCAACCAGGGCACCGCAGACGTGAAGAACCCGTACCTGAACAGCAACCTCAAGGCGTGGGAGAAGCTGTTCGAGGCGTGCCTGCCCGAGGGGCTGACCAAGTACCTGCTCACCCAGCGCGTGCTGCTTGAGGAGCGTTACAGCGCGAGCGGCGCGCTCAGCGACTCCAACAGCTGGAGCTGGCAGGACATCGGCAAGGTGTGGTCGCCCTCCGAGATGGAGGTGTACGGCTGCCCAGTGTGGGGCACCAAGGGCTACAGCGTGGGCTTCGACTGCCAGTTCGACCTGTTCCGCGATACCGCGCACCGCTTGAACGGAACTCGGTACACTTGGTGGCTGCGTTCCGTCATGGGTGGCTCCTCGTCCAACGTGTGCTACGTCTACACCACCGGCTTTGCCTACTACAGTTCGGCGGCGTACCCCTGGGTTCGCCCCCGCCCCGGCTTCCTCGTCGGCTAGCCAGCCGAGTGCTCTATACTTCTCTTTCGATGCGACCGCCTTGCGCGGTCGCATCCCTGCCCGCGCAGCGGGCCGTTTTTTTCGCCACTATTTCCGGGAGGTGCCATGAGCGGCGTCTACCAGCGAAACCGCGAGGTGTCCGAGTACAAGTTCTTCACGCAGGCCATCGCCATCCGCGTGGAGGTCAACAAGCTCATGGCCTCCTCGTCGGTCGTGCCGAAAGCCTACAGGCTGCTGAACGCAGTCCCCACGGTGGAGACCGCGCGCAGCATCGTATACAACGTCAACCGCGCCGACTGCTTCTACCCCAACAGTTCGTTCAACGCACTTGAGCGCAAGCGTTACCTGACGCTGGCGATAGCCGACTGCGAGCAGCTGATGCTCGACATGCAGTGCCTCATGGACATCGGCCTGCCCGTGAACGCCAACCGCTTCGAGGCGCCGGCGGGCATGGTCGAGGAGGAGATCAAACTGCTCAAGGGCGCGCGCAAGAACGTACGCGTCACCGGCAAGAAGACGACCGACGAGCGCATAGCCGAGGCCGAGGCCGAGCTAGAGCGCCTGCGTTCGTTATAATGGGCGGCGGTCCCGCCTTGTATATCGGTACAATTGGTGGCTGCGTTCCGTCATGGGTGGCTCCTCGTCCAACGTGTGCTACGTCAACAACAACGGCAATGCCAACTACAATTCGGCGACGAACACCTGGGTTCGCCCCCGCCCCGGATTCCCTTACTGCCAGACCGAGTAGGCCAGCGGGCCGAAAGCAGAGCGCGGAGAGGAAGGAGGGCGCGACCATCGGGCGCGAGCCCGTAAATACGCACCCCGCGAGGGTGGCCGGACGCTGCTTGCATGGCGCGGCGCTCCGTGGCTTCGCCGCGTTTCATGGCCATACCTCAAGCGGCTGTCAGAGCCACATTGCAAGCCGTGCGGGGTGCCTTCTATGAACTCGGAGCAAAGGCGGGCCGCACGCCGGAAGCGCCGCGAGGAGAAGCGCGCCAGGGCCAAGGCCGAGCGCGTCAAGGCGTGCACCCTTGAGACGGTGGCCGACCTCAACAGCCTGTGCAAGGCTTCCAAGCAGGCCGCGCGTGGCGTCATGTGGAAGGCCTCGACGCAGCGGTACATGAAGGACTACCTGCGAAACGCCGTGAAATCGCGCCAAGACCTTTTGGAGGGTCGCGACATATGCCGGGGTTTCATCCGCTTCGACCTGTGGGAGCGCGGCAAGCTGCGCCACATCAGTGCAGTGCACTTCCCCGAGCGCGTGGTGCAGAAGTCGCTGTCCCAGAACGCCCTCGTGCCCGCGATAGTCCCCACGCTCGTATCCGCGAACTCCGCCAACATCAAGGGGCGCGGCACCGACTACGCCCTTAAGCTGCTCAAGCGCCACCTGGCCGACCACTGGCGGCGGCATGGGCGCGAGGGCTACATACTGCTGGGCGACTTCTCCGACTACTTCGCGCGCATTGCCCACGAGCCGGTCAAGCGGCAGGTGGCCGACGCGCTGCTCGACCCGCGCGTGGTCGCCCTTGAGCACCGCCTGATAGACGCGCAGGGCGAGGTCGGCCTGGGCCTGGGCAGCGAGCCAAACCAGATATGCGCGGTGGCGCACCCCAACCGCATCGACCACTACGTGGCCGAGATGCTGCGCCCCGAGGCCTACGGGCGCTACATGGACGACTTCTACCTGATCCACGAGTCCAAGGAGTACCTGCAAGTGTGCCTTCTGCTGATAGAGCACGAGTGCGCGAAGCTCGGCATCGCGCTGAACCCGCGCAAGACCCGCGTGGTGAAGCTGACGCGCGGCTTCACGTGGCTGAAGAAGCGCATCTTCTACACCGAAACGGGCCGCATCGTCATGAAGCCGTGCCGCGACTCCATCACGCGCGAGCGACGCAAGCTGAAGAAGATGGCCCGCATGGTGGCCGAGGGGGTCATGACGCCCGAGCAGGTGCAGCAGAGCTACCAGAGCTGGCGCGGCGGCATGGCTCACTTGGACGCGCACCGCAGCGTGCTGGCCATGGACGCGCTGTACCGCAGCCTGTTCGAAAATCTCGCGGGGGGGGGGGTTGCTCAATGCAATCAAGCCCGAGAGACGATTCGGGCGGAACGCCCTCGCCATAGCGGAAGGGCGGCAACTCAAAACGGCGGCCTAGACGGGTCGAAAACGAAATAACCAAGACAGCGAAGGCGTGCTGCGGCGCGCCTTCTTTCTTCGCGCCCGCCCAAACGGCCAGGCAATCTCACGGCGCTAATACGATGGCGGCACATTCCCCGATAAGGAAGGAGTCCGCATGGACACTGAGGAAGACATGCCGCGCCCCGACGAGCTTCGAGACGGCACCCTGGCCGAGGTCAACGCCCTGCGCGACTTGCTGTCGCAGATCGGCGACCCCGACGCGGCGCACGACGCGGGCGTTATCGACGATGACGAGTACGTGGAGCGGAAGGCGCGAAAGCTCGCCTACACCTCCGCGCTCGCCGCCTACGCCAACGGCGAGGTGCCCGACCTCCCGGCGCTGCTCGAACAGATGCGCGAGCAGGCGTCCCAGCCGACGCAGACCGAGACCAACACGGCGAACATCGACTACCTGCTCATGACCGTGGGAGGTGACCAGTAATGGCTACGAAGAAAACCGTTGAGCATTCCAAGCACTTCGCGAAGGTCAAGAAGTACTACGACAAAGACCTTTGGAGCAAGGCGCGCGTCTACAAGGCTGTCGAGTGCAAATGGATCACCGCCGACGAATACAAGGAAATCACCGGCGAGGAGTACACGGCCGAATAGGCGGAAGGAGGGCGCCCAGGATGGAAGTGCTCAAGCTTTTTGCGCCTTACGGACCGGCTTGGCTTGGCGGCGTGCTCCTGACGCTCGTTGCGTTCTACTTCGGGAGACAATTTCTTGAGGAGTACAAACGCCAAAACCAGCGGAAGGGCGAGCTCGACCTGAAGCGCGAGGAGCGCAAGCAGGCCGAAGTCGACGAGAGGGCGCAGCGCGACCGCGAGCGGTCCCAAATGGAGGGGCGCATCGCCGCCCAGATGGAGCGCAGCAACACCCTGATTGAAGGAATGAAAACGCTCATGGAGTCGGTTGTCGCGTCAAATGACGTCCTCCACGCGGACTTGGTCCACAGCCAGGCGCGTAGCCAGGGCATGGCCGAGAAGGTCGACCATATCTACGACCGAGTCGACCTCATGTACAACAAGGAGACAGGGAGATAAAGATGACTGATATACAGGCAGGACTCACGGTGCTGACCGTCCTCGTGGTGCCCTATATCGTGCAGGCTATCAAGACGAAGGCGATGACCGGCAATGTCGCCCGCTGGACGGCCATCGCAGTATCGGCGCTATGCGGCGCATTGACGGCCATGGCCGGGGGTATGCCGACTGACCCCACGGCGTGGGTTACGTCCATCTTCGCCGCGGTAGGCGGCGTGCAGGTGGCATATGCGGCCTTCAAGGCGGTCGGCGTGACAGACAAGTGGCTCGACGCGCTGCTCGCCATGGGCACTCCGAAGAAGGACAACTAGGAATGGGCGGCAAGCGCCTCGTGCGCATCGCCGCCACCATCTCGCTGCTGGCCCTGCTCGCCGCCTTCGCCGACGTGGCGCTTATAGCCTCTAACGTGCCGAAGGTGCCGAAGGAGGAGCCTTTGCCCACCATCTACGACAAGCCGCTCGACAAGCCCGCCGAGGTGCCCGTCTACCTCCAAGCAGACGAGCGCTGGGGCGGGCTTTCGTATGCAGGCGAAGACCTGGCCGCTGCCGGCTGCGGCCTCACGTGCGCGGCCATGGCGTGGGAATGGCTCTACGGCCAGACGTGCACGCCGGCGCAAATGCTGGGATTCGTTGGCGAATCGTGCCTCACGGACGGCATGAACGACATGGAGAAGTTCTGCCGTTGGATGAACGCGAACGACCAGGCTTTGGGCTACACGCCTATCCACGACAACGCCGACGACGCCTTGGACGAGGCGGCTGGCGGATGGATGGTGTTTTGCAGCCTAACTGGCCAGCTCCGCGACGGCGGCAAGAGCTACGGCGGCCACATCGTCCTGCTCTGCGGGTGGGACGGCGAGACGGCGACCTTCCACGACCCCTACGAGGGCGTGGTGCGTCTGAGCCGCGAACGGTACGAACAAGTTGACTGGGCTTATTTCATAGCGATAGGGAGCGCTGAATAGAATGAACGGAATCGACATCAGCAATTGGCAGAACGGCATCAACCTCGCGGCTGTCCCGTTCGACTTCGTCATCTGCAAGGCTACCGAGGGCACGCGCTACGTGTCGCCAGACTGTGACCGCCAGATCCAGCAAGCGATCGGCCTTGGCAAGCTCGTGGGCGTGTACCACTACGTCAACGGCGGCGATGCCGAGGCGGAGGCCGAGTACTTCTACGAGCACTGCAAGGGCTACGTCGGCAAAGCCGCGTTCTTCATCGACTGGGAGGATCAGGGCAACAAGGCATGGGGCGACACGTCCTACCTCAAGGCCATGGCCGAGCGCCTGGCCGAGCTTCTTGGCGTGAGCGTGGATCGCATCGGCATCTACGCCAGCAAGAGCGTCTTCCCGTGGAACCTCACCGACGCCAAGACGTGGGTGGCGCAGTACGCCGACATGAACGCCACGGGCTACCAGGACGCACCTTGGAACGAGGGCGCATACGACTGCGCCATCCGCCAGTACTCCTCATGCGGGCGCTTGGACGGCTGGGCGGGCAACCTCGACATCAACAAGTGCTATATCTCCCGCGCGGAGTGGGAGGCCATGGCGGGCGGCTCCAACGGCGACCCCGACTCGCTTATCCACGGCATCGACGAGACGCCTGCGGCAGACCTCGCGGCGAAGGTGCTCGCTGGCGAGCTCGGAGACGGCGACGACCGCAAGCACGCGCTGGGCGACCGCTACCAGGAGGTGCAGTCGCTCGTGAATCACATCCTCACGGCATCCGCCGAGGATCTGGCAAAGGAGACATGGGCGGGCGATTACGGCAACGGCAGCCGCCGCAAGGCTGTTTTGGGGCCGCGCTACGACGAGGTCATGGCGGTAATCAACGGCCAGGCCGAGACCGAGCAGGTGTACGTGGTGCAGAGCGGAGACACCCTCAGCGGCATCGCGTCCAAGTACGGCACCACGTATCAGGATCTCGCCGCGAAGAACGGCATCGGTAACCCGAACCTAATCTACCCCGGCATGCGCCTGGTTGTCTCCTAGGCCGCTCGTGGTATCCTAACGAAGACGATTGTGCCAACGGCGCACACCTCGGTTCGAGGAGATGCGCAAACGGGGCACCACAAAGAACCGTAGCGGGTCAACGATTGTTCGTTGACCCGCTTTGTTTTTAGGTCTGCGGGCGCGCGTTTCTTGCCGGTATCGACTCGCGCGCCGGTTGGTTGCGCTCGCGTGACGCTGTGAAAACTCTTCTT